ATATTAAAATCTATTAAATCACGCCTGATGGCCGGAGCCCAAGGTGATTCCCTCATCACTGTATTAACCGTATACTGCCGTGGAGACGCCGGTTGCTGACAGTTTTTACAATAAAACCAGCCGTCCGGATTCGGTTTATCACAATGCATACAAGTTTTCATAGAGGTGGCAGGGGGTTTGACCCCCCAGCCACCTGATCCTTATATCGGGATTCTAACCCCGAACTTCAGATTTTTAGCTATTTGTCACCTTTATGTGAACGTGATATGAGCCTTATCGGCCGCCAAACTAAACACATAATAACTGTCGCCGTCACAAACAAGACTAACTCGGTCACCCTTTGTTGCGCCACTAATAATAGTAATAACGTCAATACCATTACCTTCAGTTACTGTCTGAGCCGCACCATCTTCACCATCAATACCGATACCATGGATATTATCTCCATCGTCGGTACTTGCGATAATAGTAACAGCATTTGATGCTACGGTATGCAAAATAAAATCTGCATACCATCCCAGCATCTCATTGTCTTTGCTGGCACAATCAGGTAGTGTAATAGCATAAGCACCACTGTTCTGGTCAATCAGGAAAACAGTTCCCGAGTCATTCGGCGTAAGCGTCATTGCCTCGGTAACCCATTTTACTTTTTTGTTAGAATCAGAATAGCTACTGTTGTCATTTATAACATCACTACGCATTTCACCTACCTCCTAGTTTAAGCACCACTGGTTAGATCAGTCATCGAATATAACATGTGAGTTTCAGGAATCGTTACTTCAAGACCAGCCTCTGTGAGGATCATGTCTTTCCGTAAGTCTTCATCGCCCTGTTGTACATTCGTGACAACATGAGTATCTCTATTGACACCGTTTCCTACGAGAGGACGGTATGAACAATGCTTCATGTCAGCAAGCAAAAGCATTCCAGCAGACATGCCTCTAAACAACGGTTCCCTGATGATAGACATATCACCATGAACGGTATTTAATTGCATGATACTGTGACCGAAGGCACCTTCTCTCTGTACAGCTTGAAAGTTGTACAGGTTAGATTGAGATTCAGTTTCTCCAGCAGTTTCCAAACTTGTAGTCACAAAACCCGGCCCCAACTTGTTAAAGTAAGAGACTACAGGTAGACCAGCAAGCGCCAGCTTGTTGTTACTGCCACCACGGGCAGGATCAAAGAAGACCTCGAAATCAGACAAGAAAGTATCATAGGTAATTGCCGTTGAAGCCGCCGCCGCAAAATACGGAGCACCGGAACTATATGAAATAGAACCGGGCGTCTGCGCCTGACGGTTAACAATAACATGACCTACAAGTCCTTCAGTAGTCTGAATTCCACTTGATCTTCCACGTTGACCAAACAACATTGCTCTTTCAATATCGACCTTATGTTCACGTAGCTTGAGATTCCAGATACGACTCCATTCGTCTGCATATCCACGATAACGAGTTGCCATAGAGGTATTGCTCTGCTCGGCCGCCGTTTTGAAGATTTGAGTATAACCAAAATCATCTTCCAATGATTTAGACCATACGTCCGGAGAACCGGAACCTTCGGCAAACGCCGTACCAATAACCTGAGCCACATCACCGTCAGCCACTGCATCATAACCAGATTCGCTGGAATTACCAACGCTCATACAGGTTACATCACAGCGAGTTTCGGAACTACCCTGCACACTGACACTGTCAATACGGAAAACGGCATGTGATTTGCCATCAACCACTTCAACAGCTACAACCATACCTTTGACAAGCCAACTAATTGCGGAACCAGACCCATCATCAAAATCAATCTGACCGCTTACACCAGCCGCTAACGACGACAGTGCGCTGTCAGCAACTAGGGTACGGTTTGTCCAGTCAATCCGTGAACGGTTCTCAAGGAACCTGAACACAGAATCGTCTGTAGGTACTTTTGCTACTTTACTAAGATATACAAAAAATGGAGATTCTTCTGGAGCTAATTCAGCAACTCTGTCACTAAAGTCGTATAACCGTCGTTGATCCGGAGCCGTTCCGACACCAGCGGACGTTGCGGCCGCAGTAACATTGCTACTTTTTAGCTGTCCAGTATAATAAGCCATTGCTTATCTCCTTTTTTAAGCTACTTAGGGCAATCTATTCCCAAACCCCCCAGCATTTTTAATGCTGTCCCATGCCTTATCTTCTTCAGATTTTGGCGTAGCACCGGCACCCTGCGTACTGCCGGGTGACCGGGGGGCTTGTTTATTTGCCCTAACAATATCTAAAGACGAAGAAGGCTTCGACCTTTCCTCTCTTCCATTTGTCTTCAGATAAACATCAACAAGCGTCTCGAATGGTAAATCCTCTTTCGGGGTTGAATAGAATTGCACAAAGTCTTCGACCATACTGTCATCAAACTTATACTTATCTTTCAAGTCCTTTCTAAGGTCATTCATAAACACCTGTTCCTTGACAACAGCCATTTGCTGTTGCACTCCCCTACCCACAGCCTCATTAACCTGTTTTTGGACATGTTTATAAGATTCTGAACCGGGGTCAAAGAAGGCCTTCCAAGGGCTAAACTCGTCTTCCGTCATTCGCAAGTCTCGTGCTTGGACGGGCTGTCCACCGACAATAGCCGATTGGAGCGTTTGCACCAAATCGGGTCTGGTCTCCAATAGGTCTACGAGTGGCTGGTATTTCTCCAACTCCTGATTCCGAGACTGTGCCCGGTCATACATGGACTGAAACTTTTTAGCCTCAGACTCATAGTCCACACTTGAAAACTCAGCTTCTTCGCTGTCAGCAACATACCCATCGGGGTTATACCCCTCGATTTCTGGATACTCAGTCGCTTCTTGTGTAGTTGCCTCTGCCATAATTCACCTCCTGATGTTCTTGTGATTTGGGCGGAACCCATAATGGATTGCCCGTTTTAAGACGTCACCTTTAGTGACAGGCCTTGGCGCCCCTTTGTGGGGCTCCCTTTCTTGCCTACTGTACATTAGTCGGCGCCCTTGATACCCCTTACCGCTTCTTTTATGTCACGCTCACCGAGCTTGACAGCAGTATCGAGTTTTGCGGCGCTGACTTTCCTATCTGCATCACTTTGCGAAGAGATGTCAGATAATTTGCTTTGCATCTTCGAGACCTCTACACGCATCCGGTCATGAACCGATTCACGACGTGCGGTCTGAAGATCGCCTGTTAATTCTTTTACTTGGCCCTGAAGGCCCTGAATCTGGGACTCATAACGCTGATAGTCATTAAGCCTGCCCAAGATACCTTCCTTATCAAAAATTTCTGGATTTTTCTTCAAGACTTCCATCCTATCTATAAGCCCCATTTGGAATGCCTGTACATAAACCTGATATGTAGCCCACTTACTTTCAGGCAATGTTGATCCCGGCTGGATTCTTACATCATGCTGACCGATATTAAGCCTGTCCCTGAAAATATCATTGACTGGCTGAGTCACATCATCATATAGATTGATGGTAACCTCGGTCAGATCGTTGTTGGGTTGGGCAAGAGCAAACATCTTTTCAAAGGTATAATGCCCTTTTGAAAGCCCGTATAATACCCGGCCCAATCTATTGATACTAAACTCTACGTCTCTCAACTTAGACTTAGGCCTTTCTGAACCCAGTGAGATCATACGCTCTGTACCACGTACTGTTTCCGGTGCCTTATCCGGTACTCCATGCATCATCTCTGGAAGTCCGAATGAAAAGTCTATATAGAACTCACATTGTTGGATAAGACGATAAAACTCTCCCGCAAGAGGTTGTGGTGCCGGGTAATGAGGTTCTCCCTGTGTAGTATCTACTTCAATGACAGCATTTGGATTTGACCAATCCCGCTCAAGGTCTTCCATATTGGGAACCGATCCCATTGGAACAATAAGCTTTAGTCCGGCTGATGCTTGTGCATGCGATAGAGCTAAAGACCAGAGTTTGTTCAAAAGCCTCTGCATTGGCCTTGCCCGTGATACATCTGACTTGGGATAGGGTGTCTCTGTCCAAATATTCGGAATGGGCACAATAGGATAGGTATCTATATTCAATACACTCTCATAAAGAGGAATCTCAGCAATAGTAGCTGAGACAGCAATCCGTGGTTGCATAATCTCCTCAAACTCCATGAACCCTCTCTCAATAGCCCCCGGATTCTCCTGAAGCATTGTCGTAAATGCCTCTTCATCCATTACACTTTCTTGGTTATTCCTATTGTCAACAACTCTGTAAAACGGAATCTTGGTGGGATAAAAGCGTTCCAGTATCTGGTATTTCTGTCGATGCCACCAATCACTGTCCTTAGTCTCCGCAGGTGTGAAAGCTTTCATGGAATTACGATTAGTTGAATCGGGAAAGTCCTCTTCGAGTATCGTCGAAAGGTCTTCAATGATCCCCGGTGTAACCTCCCCAGTCTCTGGGTCAACCTGTTCCCCTAATTCAGGGTAGAGGTTGACGACCTGCTCACCAGTCAGTATAGTAGAAAGAATGATGCCCTCGGCATCAGTAAACCACCTGTCCCGACAATCAGGCGGAGCGTAAACACGAAACGGATTGACGTGTGTGAACTTGACGTCACCTCTACCAAAGTCTGCGTCTGCATCTATGTATGCGTATAAATATCCCAACCCTGTAACAGCATAGTCCTGTATAGCCTGCTTCATCTGGGTATCACCATCAGAAGTATCCCAGACATAACCAAGGATTGTTCTCCATACAGCCGTTACTTTTGCATCTGAATCTTCTCTGGGTATAGCTGTAAACACCGGCGGTTTTGCTGTAAGCATACTTTTAAGCTTATCCACAGCAGGAGCAATCCTATCCATGGGCACATCCGCCTGATTACGACTCGAAAGGTCTGAGGACTCATCAGCGGTAAAGTGGTTACCAAGAAAGAAATCAAGGTCTTTTCTGGCTTCCTCGTCCCAGTCGGCACGGGAATCACGCCATTTGCGATGAAGCTCTTGATTGGTTTTAGATTGTTCGCTTTGTTGTATTGCCATTATTTATTAAACATCCACTCCCGCATTGACTGGTCACGCATTGGGACATCAAACGATTTCTGTTCGTCCTGTTCTGGGTAATAGGGCAATTGTTGTATGGGAAATTGCCGCCCCCTGAAGAGATCAAGCATTTCTTCCGGTATAGCCGGCATAGACTCAATCTCAACCTTTGTGCCTTCCGGCTCAACCGTTTCAAAGGCCTTAAAAAATTTCTCTCGTTCCGCTTTTTTAACTCCCTTAATTACCGAGGGAAAAGTCACCATGGGCTCTCTTTGCAATGAATCAAGTTTAGGGTCAAAACGATATGATTCCGGCAAGGCTGGCCTCAGTTGTTCAGATTGAGTCTTTAGTTCCATAAGGGCCTTGTTTGCCGCTTTCATCCGATTCAGAATCTCAACAGGTGATTCAATGTCCTTAAAAGTCTGGGATAATGGATCGTAGCCAAAAGCCTTAAAAAACTTAATAGCCACACGGATATCCTCATCTTGAGGAATTTTGACCTCATCCCCAATAAGATCATGGGTCATAGACGCAATTTTCATATCTCTTAATGAGATGTTATCCACTTCGTATACTTTGAGTTCTATAAGCTACAAAAAGTTAAATAAAATATTAAACAGAAGGTAACGGTGTAAATATACACCGCTCGTCGCTAAAATGTCAAGAAGTTATTCTTGAGCCGGTAAGCCAGTTGTAAGCTTTTGAAAACTTAAACTCACGCCCTGATTCTTCCGGCGAAAGGTCAGATGCGTCCATGACCCCGCTTCTTGGGGCCTGTGAGTAATAGTCAGCGTAGTACAGGGCATCCATGATGTCATCATGCTTAGGTACGGGATGCTCAAAGAACTCGTCCACTATCTCGGTCATTTCCCTCCGAATGAACAGTTTCCCACTGTTGACCACCGGCCCTAGGGCTGTTTCCAGCCTATCAGCCTTTTTAATACCGGGAGGCGGCTTGGCACCCTTGAAGATACCGGGGATCATCCTTCTATCCTTTGCGCTTATCCTAGTGACCATATCCCTCACCATCTCCTGAGCCGCTACCGTCTCGATA